TACATATGTATATTTACTCTTTTTTTTCTCTATGACTAACTTTATTAAAAAAGTGCCCCGTAACTACATACAACATGCTAAAAACACCGCTAAACAAAGCCATAAAAAGTTACCGAGATACCCATTTCATAACTACATACAACATGCTTTTAAAGGCTTAACTAAGCCACAAAAAGCACAAACACAGTAAAACAGAACTACATACAACATACAAAACATGAAAAACAGCCTCAATAACCCATAAAAAAGCCCCTTATATGATCGTTGCCGTGGTTGTATGTTATCCCCACACGATACTTTTAATGGTTGACATCTGATTGACACGACATATAATAGTAGTAGGTGAGTGGTAGGAGTGTGTAAACACTCACAGGTCACTACCACACACAACTTTTACCAGAACCCGCACAAGCTACGCTGGTATGTCCGGCATACAAGCTCACGCGGAACCTAACCCACCTCTAGTATGTACAACTCATATACGGGCCGTAGTCATCTATACAAAGAGCTACAGGACCGAAAGAGCAAAGCAACAAACGGGACGGAAAGGCAAGTGTGTAAACCTTGCCTACTCTCACGCATTGCGCGCGGCGTAGTTTTATACGCTGTGCTGCCTTGTGTTCTCCTCGCCCTGTTTTGGGTCTTTGCTGTTGTGTTGTTGCTTGCGTTTCCTATCGCGTAGTAGCAACAACAACACACACGCTGTTCCTTACCATTAACCATAGTATATGGCTACAAATACAAAAAAAACGAGATCTAAAAAGATCTTTATAGCCGGCCTTGCGATCGTTGGTGCTGTTTCCGCGGTTACCTTTATACCTTCAACAAGCACGATATACGACGCACAAGGCCCGGACACGTTAGAGGTTGTCACTAATATGATGGCACCTAGCGAACCAACACCCACCGAATACGACAAAGCAGCGGCAGAACTTAAGGCCGCAAACGATCGAATCAGTGTGGAACGTGCGCGCCTACTCTCTGAAATTGACACGGCAACAAGCACAGCGGCCGCACAGATCGCCTCTATAGAGGCAGAACGTGACGAAACCGTGGACGCTCTACAGTCAGAGCTTGAGAAGTTGAACGCCCTTGTATTGTCTTTTCAGTAAGCCGCGCCGCTCTAGTGTTGGCCGACAAGATCGGACAGCATGAAAGCGGGGGCAAGATCGGACGCGGCGAACCTTGCGACAATTTACGCGGGGCAAGTGGTGAAGTTGGATGTTTTCAGATCCTACCAACCACATGGCGCGTATGGTCTCGGTCTATTTTAGGGTATGACGCACGCCCCACATATCACAATCAACGGTATGTGGTAGCGCACACACTAGAACAATGGACACGCGAGGGACTAAGCGACACCCAAAAGCTATGGCGGTACAACGGTACAGACAGTGCCGGGAACTGTCACAAAGGAACAAACAAGCACGGCGTACCCTTCAATAGTTGCGAGTACGCCCGGCAAGTATTAACAAGACGCTAAAAAATAAATATATGCAAACTTCAGATTTTATACGCCAACAATACCACCGGATCAATGACGGCGAACAAGGCAAGGGAAAATGTGCATCGGTTTTTGCCGATGGTGAGGCGATTTATAGTTATGGGTACCACTACCCGCTTTTATTCGTTATATACACCCCGAGTGGCCGCCGTGTATGGGTACGCAATACGGCCGGATACAGTAACACAACCGCGAAGCATATCAGTTGGGCGGGAACATTGGCAGATATTGATGCCGAAATGCAACGCGGCGAGTACTACGGCGCGGGAATTAGTGGACGCGTAACAATACATGCAAACGTTGTTACAGCTCTACAGCGTGAACTTGAGCGACTACACGAGGAAATGGACGCAAAGAAACGCAAGGACACGTATATATATAGCACTCTCGCGGATCGTGAGCGTGCTATATATGCCGCCCTTGCTTTACTAGAGGTTAAAGACATCAACCATGAGTAATAGAAACAACTTAATAGACCGCAAGTTTTACATTGGGCACAATGTAAACGGTGATGTATACGTGCACGTTGAATACGGCGACAAAAAAGAAGGTCAACAGGTTTTGAGCATTACCGGCGAAATACCACGCGAAAACTACGGGCAGATATTGGACCAACTAAAAGAGCCTTTTGACAAATACGGCCTCGGGTGGGATGCCGAAAGCGTCGCGAAACTTTATGAAATATGGGACCGTTGGCATTTAAACGACATGCGGGCTGCTTGTGAGCATCAACGCGCCGCCGGTTGGCAGGAAATGGCGCGCGAGAATGTAAAGCACTACCAGTGGCGGCTTACTATGGAATACATAGACAAGCAAAAGCAACTACAGCAGGAGGCTATTGACCGCGCCGCAAGTACTACCAGTAAGGCTCTAGGCTTTAGCCCCGAGGAAAAGCGCATACTAAAGCTTGATGTGTTTATAAAAACAGACAGCGACACATTAACCGGGTACAACGCGAAATACTACGAACCGACAAAAGACACACACGGATACTTTGCACACGTTGAAACAGAGCGGCGCGGATGGGTACGGTTTGACGAGGACCCGCGCGGGTTGTTGTGTAAGCCTTGCGAGGTTTGCGGCTACAGGTACGGCAGCGCGTGGCTATATGAACAAGTACCGGCCGACGTGATCGAATGGCTACAGACACGGCCTAAAAAATTAAACGTTAAAAGTATCTAGTATGCACAAAACTAAAAAAAACATTGTATTTGTGTACGGTATAGGAAAAGCGGCAGTTATTCCAAAAGGTACAAAGTGCATACCGGCAGACAATCTGCCGGACGATAACAGCTCAAATATACATTTTTGGGTTGAACCGTGGCCCAAAATGACAAGACGGGAAAAAGATCACATGCGGCTTGTTGGTTTTGGTTTATCAAAGGATGACGTTAAAAATATCTAGTATGGGGGAACAATCAAGTACATGGACCGTTACCATAGAGTGCATTGTATTCGCCGGGGACATGAGCAAAGAGGAGGTTATATCGAACGCTCAAAGCCTCGCCGAGACATTACACGACGGTACCGACTTTATCAGTACCAGTGTCATTGACGCTGTAAGGGATGAAATATGAGCAAGATCGCAACAACTACGCGCGGCAACAGTAGCAAGCGCGAGAATATAACCACCGGCACAAAATGGGTTGAGATCGACATACGGCACGGGAATAAATACATCGGGCGTATCATCGTAGACAATCAAGGGGACACCCTACAAATAAGCTACGAGGCAAAAGACGGCAGCACATCCCGACTCATTGACACAATCAAATAAACGCGAACGTGCAACGCTACAAAGCAAAGCACAACCGCACACACTCAAAAAAGGGTGTGTGCGGTTTATTAGTTAACATTTAAACAATGACAACAAACATGCTACAACCACACATACTATACGAGGTCACTATCACGTATTACTCATGGTCTGGGATCACTGGCAAAGCTTTATACACGACGACACGCCGAGGACTAGGGCAAGCCGGGGTGTACAAGATCATGCACCGGGCCGAGAGTATCGCCGGGCTACTTAAAAAAGTACTACCAAAAAATAAACTATACCGAGTCAGTTTTTCTGTTCGGTCTCTTGAAAACTTAATCGTTAATAGACACCTTCAGCCGGAGAACACGCGCAACTAAACATATGGAAAATGGATACAACCCAAGACATGACGAGCGCAATTTTTGGCACGGGACAAAACTTCTTATTGGTACCGGGGTGACTCTGTACCTTGCATCAAAATTTTTTGATTGGCTCGGCTTTTTTATACACACACTCTTAAGATAGACGATAGTGTGTGATGGTAAAATTAGGTACGGAGTATACTACTAAAAAGGAGATACCTAATGCCAAAGAAAAAGACGAGTAAGTCGAGGCATCATCGCCTCGCAAAAGCAAACGGAGGCACGGCAAATTTCCCTCAGAACAACATAAGCCTAGTCACGAAGGTACAACACAGAGCCTTCAACATTCTTTTTGGCGGAGACGCTACAGTGTGGCAAGTAGCAAGGAGACTGTCACAAATATGGGTAGACCCGCGATATGAGATCATTGTCATTAAAAGGAGGAGTCATGAAAAAAAGAGAGGTCATGGTGAGCAAGTGTTGTGTGGAGGATTGCAGGAAGATCCTCGGGTGTCACGACTCACATCGGACTCCTAAAGATCTTGTTTGCAAAGATGGGTGTTGTGGGCCATGCCCGACCTCAACAGGAGACGACAGTCACGGACTTTGTGATTATCATCTTGAAATTGCACTCGGGGAGGAACGATATGCAGAGATTAAGGCTAGAGGTGCATAAAAAAACAGAGGAGTTTGTCACTTGTCTCGGATGCAAAAAAGAGGATCTGTTGAAAGATCGAGCGCGAAGGATCGGAGACAACAAATATTTTTGTGGTGAAAGATGTTACGTACTATTCAGTACGAAACAAGAGAACAGGCCAACTCGTGAATGGTAGTAGCAGTACAGACGTCTAGGGCGCGTCTCAAAATAAGCCCTACCATTAACTTCAAAACATTATGTCATTTAAAGAAGCAGGTGCCCCGCCGGAGAAAAGGGGAATACACCTTGACTGGTCATACATACTAGATGACCGGTGTCCGGCATGTGGAGATGAATTAGTTTATTTTGATCGGTTCTATCTATGGAAGTGTGGGTGTGGTTTCAAAATTTCTGATAACAAAAAAGATACTATGTACGACAAAGTGTGTGATGACCCGGAGAACTATCAAACTAACGGAGGTTTCAACATGGGGAATTGGACAGATGAACCGCCGTTTTAACAGCTTGTGGATATTGAACGAGACAAACCGTACCCATGTGGTACGGTTTTTATGTGAGGATATTCCACAAACGTACCGTACGTTTTACGCTTTTGTTTTTAACGATATTAATTTTATCGTTAACGGTAACAGCTCGGACAGCTTCTTATAGCAATGTGCCCGAAGTAAAACAGGTGGTTGAGGAATCAACACCACAAAAGGTCCGTACTACAACTAAAAAAAGTCTATACGCCACTGTTACTGCTTATACCGGATCAGAAAATGTTACAGCAAGCGGAGAACAGACGCACACAGGCGGTGTAGCCTGTCCCACACGTTACGAGTTTGGTACAGTTGTCTACATCAATGACGTAGCTTATTATTGCAACGATCGTATGTTGAGTAGGTACCGATCTGGTGACTATTTTGACATATGGATGGAGAACAAAGGGGATGCTGTCCGGTGGGGAAAGAGAAAAGTTTTAGTAACTATAATAGTGGAACAGTAGTTTTGCACTTATCCCCGAGTTTATCCACAGTTATTTTTTTGACCTCTGAATGACACAAGGTATAATCAAAACATCTGAATTACTGCTTGCTAGTATTCAGAGCATATTAGCTTGCTATGCTCGAATTAAAAGAAAAAGATTTATTACTATCGCCAAAGACTCAGAAATTTTTGAGTCTATTCCCAAACACCGTTTACACATACATACACGATTACGATTCACGTCTACCCGTTATCCATTCTGAGATCTTGGACCTAAACAACCAAGGGAAAGGATACGGTATTTTTTTTACGGTTAATGGTTTTTTCGGAGGCAAGCGCGTTAATGAAAACCTTACAAACATTAATGCCTTTTTTGCTGACATAGATTTCCCGGATAAGATGAACCGTACACCGGAACTAATCAAACAATACAAGCAGGACATCTTAATGGAATTATACGATGATGGAATCGTACCGACCGCTATTGTTGAAACTAAAAATGGTTTTCATGTCTACTGGAATCTAGTTGCACCAGTTTATCTTGAGAACTTAAACGATGAACAAAGGCAGCGCATACGAGTTGTGTACCGAGACATTGAGGAAGCGATCTTAAAAAGGTTTGATGGTGACCCGGCAGCGAAAGATATAGCCCGAGTTTTGCGTATCCCCGAAACGTACCATCAGAAAGACAAGGACAACCCGTTTCAAATTAAGCTTGTACATTTTGCTCCTGATAACGTATACAAATTTTCTGAGATACAGGAGTTCTTTTTGAAAGATCCACCTCCTAACCAGTGGGCGGTTGCTCAAGGAGGCAACCCTATAGATGAGAATGTAAAAAAGATGATCGAGGAGAAGTACCCTCTACTCGATAGACCTAGTTATAAAAAGATCTTCTCTAAGGAACCCGGTACCATCCCGCAAGGTCTTAGAAACAAATCTTTACTTGTTGCTGCATATGCGGCTCGTGAGTCTGGTTGGACCTTTGATAAAACATGTGAACACTTTACAGAGTTCCACGGTTTATCGTTGAGAGAGATCCGCAAAACAATACGCAGCGCATATCAACATACCTATGACTTTGGATATAACAACGAGGTTATGCAGGCAATGGCAACCGATGAGGAGCGCATCAAGCTTTCACAGGTAACAAGTAAAGCATTGTCTGAGGATACAAAGTCTGCCCGTATCCACAACAAAGAGCTACAGAAAAATAAGTACAACATTTACGAACAGATCATTGCTGAAAGGTATCCGTACCTGAGGTACCAAGAAGGAGGTGACTTTTATCAGTACCTCGGAGGTGTGTATGAACCTGTGAGTGCTGATTCGTTGAGATCTCTTTTTCTTTCTGAGATGAGTAAAGATGGTTTGCATGACTACAGGAGAGTATCTGCGGTTAACGATAAGATTGCTTGTCTCAAATCATTGCCGGGTAAAATGTTTACGCACGATCAAATCAACCAAAACCCCTACATCGTTAACGTTAGAAATGGTTTGTTGGATATCAGAAACTACACCTTGATCGAGCATACACCGGAATACATAACCACTTGGCAAGTTCCTATCGAGTATGCCCCGGGTATGGATTGCCCACTTTGGAAAAAGTTTATACTTGAAGTGTGTGATGGGGACCAAACTCAAGCACGTTTGCTACGTCAGATAGCAGGGTATTTGTTAACCGCAGATACACATTTTGCAAAAGCCTTTATCTTATATGGAACAGGAGGTAACGGTAAGTCATTGTTTACTCGTGTCATGACTCGCATTGTCGGAGAAGCTGCAACATCTAGCGTTAACCTAACAGTACTCAATCAACAGTTCGGGCTTACTGGTATCATCAACAAAAAATTAAACATCATTGATGAGATCAGTGGAAACTATTTTGAGTCGAACATAATCAAGGCTCTCATTTCCGGGGAAAAGATGCAGGCAAACATAAAGTATCGACCAGAGCCTATTGAATTTTATCCAACAGCAAAATTACTTTTTTCAGTTAACGAGTTGCCTCACATCAACGATAGCACTCCGGGATTTTTTAGAAGGTTTATCATCGTACCCTTTGTACGATCATTCATAGACAACCCTGACATTCATCTTGAGGAAAAACTTGTGACAGAACTATCCGGGATATTGAACTGGGCAATAGAGGGGCTTAAGGATCTACGCGAGACAGGATCATTTGTTGAAACTGAACGCAACTCTCAAATGCTTAAAACATTCAGAAGGGAGAACTCACCATTACTTGATATGCTTGTATCTGAGTACCAACCAGTAGCACCGGTTGACTATGGAAAGTTTGACATCCTTGGCGCAGATCTATTTAAAAAGTATCGTGAGTTTTGCTACGAGTACGGTTACAAACCAAAGTCACTCGTAAATTTTTACAGAGATCTTGGACACATCAATAGTCTTGATTCACAGTTCAAACTCAATGTTGCATTTAACAGTAAGGCACAAAGAGTGGTACAAGGGGTGAGACCGATGAGAGATGAACATGGAAATGACTATGACTTTAGAACAGTAGTATGATCGACGACGGCTACATGAAATTTCAGGGATTCAGTACAGCTACCTTGGTTAAGGCTATTCAAGAGACCCACATAAAAATGCTTGGCCTTAACGGAGAGAAAAAACTTACCGGAACCAAGGTAAGGCAAACCGCTAGAGAAATTAATGACATGAGGAAAGAGTTGATCTCTCGATTGAATAGTATGGATCGGTATAAAGCATCTTTTTTCCCTGTTGGTTCATATGTAACGGTTCACCCAAACGAAATGTCTGCTCCAAAAAACGCTATTGTTGTTGAACACGTAAACGATTATGACGTAGTGGTTAAAATAGAGGGAGAGATATACCCAGTTCACGTTCCTCCAATGGTTCTACAGTTAAAGTTTATCCGCTATAATTTTTATTAATCATGAGACATGCAAAAAACCCTGAACGGGTAAAAAGAATAACTGACTCAGTTGAAAAACAGAACCTTGTTTTCCGATATGACGCTTCAATTATTATAGACTTTCTCAACCGCACATTCATGCCTCCTGAGTATTTTTTTAAGCATGAATTTTTACATCACGATCTTAAAAATAAACCGGTAAGCTTCATCAGACACTCATTTTTAATGAAAGAATTTTATGATGCGTATCTCGACATGGACACTCTGTACGAGTACTACCTGCTTTACAGAGAAAAGGTAAGGTATACCAAAGAAGTCGAGACACGATACCAGTTTTCAGTCATCATCCGACGTATGAATTTTGAGAGGAATGGTTGGAAATTCTATGTGAGGAGGTTGGGTAGGAAACAAACTCTTGTCGTTGGTCCGTTGATGCTTAGGGTTAAAGTTCCACCGGAACATCGAGATCTTTTTGACATCCCAGAGACAAGAGCATCTGAAGAACAAATTGTTGAAGCTCCAATGATGGATACCGGTGACGATATCATCGAAGATCCTACCCTTGAGAGCTAATGTGGTGATGGTTCCTCGTGTACTGGTTCGGGTGGCGTATTGTTTGCAAGCTCAATATGTTCACCCGGATCAGGTACACGGGGAATCAACACCCGAGCGGTTACGGAAGGTCGAACGTAACTAAGTGTTAGAAAAATAATTATAAAATCACTTATGGCTAAGAAAACAACAACCAAAAAGAAAGGTTTTGCTCTACTTACGAAAGCTGATCGTACAAAGATAGCTCGTAAGGCAGGACTCGCTTCTGTTGCCGCTAAAAAGAAGAAGAAGGCCGCTGAAAAGCGAAAGACTACTGTTGCTTCAAAGAAAAAAACAACAAAGAAAGCGAAGTAGTATTATCAACCGTAGTCTAACTACACAACCGTTATTGTTTTATGGACAATCAACCACAACAAAAGAAGCCGGAACTACCTGAAGGTACGTACGCGATTACAAAACAAGACAAGGAGGTGATCCGTAACTTTGGTCGTGAACTTAACAAGTTCATCATGGATTACGCGAGAAGGAACGCCCGGGGTCCGGGACTTTTCCCGATCAAAATTGTCTTTGGAGGTTTTGATTACTTTCAACAGATCCATCAACAAAGGGCGCGTACTGTTGCTGACGATCTTCTCATGACCATTGATGAGTTTGAAAGTAAAAACCTTCACGACAGTATCTTTGAGCCTTTTGCGGATGAACCAGAGGTAGAGACACCTGTCGATACCCCTGAAGTCGCTGCTCCTGTTACAGAGCAAGACAAGGTGGCTGAAGAAGTTGCTGAGGCAATTCCTTCACCAGTAGATCTAAGCCGACCAGAGGAGGATGGTCCTCAGGTTGCTTAATCAAGGATGAAAGGCATACGTGGGTGTTCAAGTCACCCACATCCTTATGGAGGAAGAATGGAAAGATGTTTGCGGCTTTGAGGGTCGTTATCAAATAAGTTCTTATGGCCGTGTACGTACTGTTGCGCGCTTTGTGTACAACAGAACTCAGAAAGAAAAGATAATGACCTTGCGAGTGCATACCAATGGTTACGTTGTTGTGTGGTTAAGGAAACCGGGTACACATAAAAAATATTTTGTGCACCGCATCGTTGCTGAACATTTTTTAGAGATCGTTGATGGCAAAGACTTTGTTAACCACTTAGATAAGGATCGAACAAATAATGTGCACTCGAATTTAGAGTGGTGTACCCACCAAGAAAACATTAAACACAGAGACTCCCGTTGATATCCACAGTTGAAAGGTTGACATTAAATTGACACCAATTACACTTACTGTATTATTATGTTAACCATATACATATGTCACAAGGCACAAGTCATTTTAAGTACGTTCACTTTATTAGAAAGAACTCTTATCAAACCATAGAGGCTTTTGAGGTCGAAGTGAATCTAGAACTTGAGTCAATGATTAAGAAAGGTCATGACATCAACAACGTAAAGGTTGTCCCAGTTAGTGACTTAGAAGGAGAAACTGTTATGGCCGTTATCGTTTATTCAGTCTATAAGTAACCATGTATGTTTGGAAAATTCTTAATAATAGAAGTTGTGCGAAAGTCGTGTGACCCATTTGAGAACAGGTTTTATGTACGAGTATTTTTAAGGTTTCCAAAAATTTTATTAACTGAGTTCCTTACTCAAATATAACCATATGAAAACACCAACACATTTAGAAACGCTACGTACAGCCTTAAACAGAGGACATGTTTTACCAAGATCTTTTATAGCTGAAGGGGTTGAAGGTGCCATAGCGGAAGCAAAATCTCAGAAACTAACAACAGTTGCTTTTATGTTGTTAGTTCCTATTGCTTTTACTGTTGCATTTTTCCTCGGATACTACGTGTCACAAAAAGCAGATGACTCTCTTGCTTGCACAAGAGTCATGTCACCTGATGAGTTTTGCGTCATACAAAAGAGTGAGCCTGTATGGTACGGCTTACAAAAATTAATCAACGGCTAATGAATATACTTTTTGTTGACAACAAAATACGGATCAACAACCCTGACATGAACATTGTTAGTTTTTTGGTGCCATTACTTACGTACAACAACCCTGAGTACTACAAAAAAAAAGAGATGGGTATATCAGTGCACAAGACACCGCAGTACATTGAGATGTATGAGTTTAACGATGACAACACCGTGCTTTCTATACCCCGGGGGGAATGGGAAAAGGTATCGAAAGCCTACGATGCGTATGCAGGTGGTGTTTCGTATAAATTCTCAACCGCTGAGTCTCCGATATCTTTGCAGTACATTAATGATGACTTTGCCTTGGATGAATATCAGGAAGGAGCTATCGAGGCTTTGAAACAGCACCGACAGGGTGTCATCCACGCTGTGACGTCTGCGGGGAAGTCTCTCATCATTCTCAAGGCTATCTGTGAACTGAAACAAAGATCTGTTATCGTTGTCCATCGAAAAGTATTGATGCAGCAATTTTTAGAAGATATTGATAAATATATAAGAGACGAACATGGCAAAAAAATCGAACCGGGTATCATCGGTGCAGGTAGTAATACCATCGGGCCTATCACCATTGCAATCGACAAGACTCTCTCAAGACTTAGAGACAGCTATCGAGAAAGTTTTGGCGCAGTATTCCTTGACGAGTGTCACATATGCCCAGCAACAACTATCAACACCCTTATTAACGGAATCAACTCTACTTATCGTTTCGGGACTTCCGGTACCCTCAAAAGGAAAGACGGTAAAGAGTTCATGATCTTCTCCACGTTTGGTGGAGTGATCTACACGATAGGGAAAGAAGTGCTTTTAGAGAAAGGTAGAGTGGTACCTGTTGTACCAAAGATTCTTGAAAGTGAAACAAAATTTGATTGGGATAGTGTTGTTGAGGGTTTAACCGAACAAGGAGATCGCAACCCTACACAAAAAGCTCGTCAGTTACAAGACAAAACAATTATGTATGACGAGAAACGAAACAAGATGATCCTTGACCATGTTTCAAAACTGAAGGGTAAAACAATAGTGCTGTCGCGGTTTGTTGCTCCTTGCTACCTTCTACAGAAAGATCTCAAGGAGACGTATGGAATTGAGGCAGGTATAATTACTGGCAAGGACGCTAAAGGCGCAATCAAGAGTTATGAGGCAATGAAACATGATGACCTTTCAGTCATCTTTGCAACAGTAGGTTGTGTATCAACCGGAGTTTCAATATCAGATCTAGACCATGTTGTTTTGATCTCGCCGATATATACAAACGAACTATTGTTACACCAGATAAGAGGACGTTTGATGAGAAAAGCAGATGGTAAGACTTTTGGAACATTACATTTTGTGTATGACCCGTACATTTTCCCTAACCATAAATTAAAAAAGTTTTTAAAAATTATTGAATCATGAAAGTAACATGGAAAAAATAAACTATAAGATCAGTACCTCACCTCCTCCTGTTTACGAAAGGGCAGTTAAAGAGTTTGGTGTTGATTTCTACGGCCATCCTATCAGTACTATTTTTACGTATGGTGACACCATTCATGTAGCGTCAGGGTATTTGCAAAAAGACGTTCTTGCTCATGAACTTACTCACGTAGAACAGCAAACAACGTACCCGGGTGGAGCTGCTGCTTGGTGGGAAAGATATTTTATTGATGAAGATTTTAGGCTCCAACAAGAGATTGAAGCTTACCGTCGCCAGTATAAATTTGTCATAGCAACAAACCCCAACCGTAGTTTCCGACACGAGCAAGCATTGTTCTATGCTCGGTGCATGAAAGATATGTACTCGTTTGAGGATATGACGGTTACAGATTTTTATGCTCTTATTGTTAACAAAAGATAGTTATCCACAATTTACTGTTGACCTTAAAATGACTTCAGATACAATGTACCTATGAGCAAAAAAACTAACCACATCGCATTAAGACCATTCCATGTAAAGGTTTACCGTTACATAGAAAAATATATTAAGAAGAACCTTGTCTCACCTGAGGTAACTGAAATATCTGCCGGTGTTCATATCGCAAAACGACATGTCTACCGTCTTGTTGATGACCTTTGTGAACTTGGGATACTTTCAAAAATGAAGTATCAAAAAAGAAGTATTAAGATCGAGCGAACGCTTGAGGAGTTTGCCTCATAATGGTTGGTTGATCTTGTGGTTGGTCCATACAATCAACCACAAGATCAGTCCGGCATGTTGCGGGGCTGTAGTAGGTCGAATTTACTAGAACCATAATAACAATCATCATGAATGAAGAAACTATGGCAACCGGTGTCGAAACTGATGCCCCTGTTGCGAATGAATCTGAAGTTGAGGCTACTACTCCTGAAGTTGAAGCTCCAACTCCTGATGCTGCGCCTGCTGAAGAAGCTGCTCCTGAAGCTGCTACTGAGGACACGCCAGTAACAGGTGACGAGAGTCGAGAAGCTGCGTAAGGCTCTCCCTTAGTCCAAAAAACTATTCGAGGTCCGAAATTATTATTCAAAAATTAACTATCATTTTTATGGCGTTTAAAGAAGCAGTTGAACAACTTAGTACTATTGTTCGATGGAAACCAGAACCTAAGGATGCAGAGGATAAATCTGTATTCCTTGGAACGATTTTAACCGGTTACTACACCGGTATGAAAACAAAGGTTGGTCAAAATGACTCAAATATTTATGAGCTTGAACTTCTTGATGGCCCGGCAGCGGGACAAATAGTAGCAGTATGGGGATCAGGGCTACTTGATGGAAAGTTCAATGAGATCCCTATCGGGTGTATGGTACGTATTACCTATCTTGGTGTTTCTCAACCGAAAACACCTAAGGGTCGTCCTTACCAGAACTTTAAGGTTGAGTACGACGAATCATCACGCCGTCCTCTCCGCACCGCCGGAGCTGAGGCACAGCCTGTAGCTCAACCGGCAGCGCAAGCAGTAACCCCTTCTCAACCGGTACAACAGGGTTATGTAGCTCAACCTACTGCCCCACAACAGCCTGCAACAGGCCAACCTGCAAACGTTCCTGAAAGTTGGTAACATCTTTAACCTAGCTCACCGTATGGTGGGCTAAGGTAGGGGGTTTCGCAGGGTTATTGAAAAGAGAGGGATAGATGTAGCGAAACACTGCTTTCTCAATTCAGTTTCTCGAAGTAAAAGTCCTTTTCCACTGGCGTCAGTCGGTGACCGGACAAGTAGCTTCACCCCCGGCCTTAGTTCACCAGAAAGTGTGAAAATTAATCAATCTAAAAAACACTTCCTATGATGCTTAAAGAAGTCACGCGAACATACTCGCGATCTATTAACACTAAAAATTTTGGTGTACCAGAATCTTGGATCAAGATAGAGGCAACGTATACCGCAGAATGTGAGAGCGGTGACGACCCTATCAAAATAAGTAAGATGATCTACGACCAAGCAAAGAGTGATGTGCTTTCAAACATCAAAGAGATCACCGATGCTATCAAAGCCTCTCGTACTGAAGCTCATGGACCGGACACACCTCCTGCTTCTGCTCCTGTTACACCGGCTCCTGTTGAGACAGTTCAAACGGCTCCCGTTCAACCGGCTCCTGTTGTTCCACCTTTCACCCCGCCTGCTCCCGCTCCTGTAAACACCTATACTCAACCCGTCGCTGCTGCACCTGCCGGAGAGTTTGATGGTGTTGGTTCACCTGCACCTGTTAGCAACTTTAATGCGGCCCCTCGCCAACTATAAGTATGGTTAACGATTACAAGAAAGAGTCTAACCTTGCCGACAAAGATGCCTACTACAAAGACACTCTGTTTGCATCATTCTCTGCTATAAAAGTTTTCTCAAAATGCGAGACGTTGTACAGAGATATGTACATCACCAAGACGTATGAGGAACCAGAGAAAGATTACTTTGTATACGGTAAGCTTGTTGATGCAATGGTTACTGAGTCTGACGAATTTGTCAGAGAGAATTTTGTTCTCGTTGAACGTAAGGTTAACCCTGAGGATGCGTTGAAGATCGAGAACAACATCAAAGAGCTTGAGTCTCAAATAAAAGATGCGGAGACAAAAATTAATCAACAGAAAGAATCTAAAGCGGCACCGTTAAGAGAAAAGATTAAAGAGATCTCTGAAAAAATTGATGCAGAGAGAAAGAAGAACAAAGATTTTGACCCGGTACCGTTACTTGAAAAACAGATGGATATTAGCAAAAAAGTAGACGCTATCGAACCAAACAAAGTTTTGGCAAAAGGGATCGAGTCTCGGTTGAAAGCTATTGATGAGGAGAAGATCAAGCTTAATAGAATCAAAGAGTTTTCCGACAAGCAGCAAGTTACTGCTGCTGTGTGGCGTAATGCTGAAGAAACAGCACTCGCTATCAAAACACACCCGTACTACTCGAATATGGAGTTCAACCAAGTAACAAGTCAACAGATCTTTGTTTCTGTCATTGATGGTATCCCATGCAAAGGGAGGTTGGACCATCTTAAACTTTCACCAACACTGACAAAATTGTACTCGATCTACATTGCAAACCAGATGACTCTTGATGAACTACAAGCAAAGATACGTGAGCTTAACCCGAATGATCTTTGGGCCGTTATCACAGACATCAAGACTTGTTACTCGATACAAAAACTTGAACCGTACAACAATCACTATAGAGGACAACTTGGTTTCTATCAGGATCTCGTAAGTAGTGTTTTGCTCATCCCAAAAGAAAAGATAACACTACAAGCTTTTGCCGCAGACAAAGTTAGTGGCACATTCAAAATGGCAGAGCTGTTTAGGTACACGCAAAGAGCTATTGACGAACTCAAGCCTGACGTTAAAGAATGGGCGAGACTATGGCAACAAGCTACAAAGAATAATGCTTACATCTCTGCAAAGAGAAAACACGGGATGAACCAGAAGTGTTTTACTTGCTCAGAGTGTCGTATAGCTCCATTCTCTATCAACCCGGGAGAGGCTGTTATCGTTGATGCGCCACGTTTTTCAGTTGCTCCCGATCTCGGTAACCCAAACCCTAACGGGTACGAGGAACCAGAATCATTTACCGTTGACGCATCACTTGAAAATTAATTATGAACAAACATCGAACCCCTTTACCAGTAATAGGTAGAATAACCGGAGAAAGACCAGTCAAACTTTGTAAAAGTTGTGGCATCGGTTCGCGTAGAAACGGATCTGCCTACTGCGGAGTTTGCTCTAAGGCTCACAACGCAATACAAACAATCAAGGGTACTAACAAAAACTTGCATGAAACAGGAACAAGCGATTGAAAAATTAAAGAGCGGTAGTAATGTTTTCTTAACCGGTGAACCCGGTGCAGGGAAAACATACACTATCAACCGATTCACTGAATGGCTTGACTCAGAGGATATTATTTACGCCGTTACAGCCTCAACCGGTATTGCCGCATCTCATATTGATGGATCAACAATACACTCTTGGTCCGGGATAGGGATACTTAGCGGTCTCGAAGAATCTGACGTTGACAGCATCAGGTTCAACACATTCAACTACAAAAGGATAAAACCTGCCCGTGTCCTTATCCTAGACGAGGTATCAATGCTCGGAGCAACATTCATTGATGATCTCGATAAGGTTCTAAAAAAGATCCATCAGTCAGAGGCACCCTTTGGTGGAATACAGGTAGTAATGGTTGGTGATTTTTTCCAACTTCCACCGGTATCACGAGAAGGCGAAACACGTTTTGCTTTTGAATCTGATGCTTGGACCCAAGCAGATCTTGATGTCTGCTACCTAACAGAACAGCATAGACAAGCAGAGCCTCTGTTCACAAACATTCTTAAGGCTATGCGTTTTGGGACAATGGCGCAAGAGCAAAAGAACGTTCTCATGTCACGACTATCCACTCATCAAACGCAAACAAAATTGTACACACACAACGTTGATGTTGATAGAGAGAACAACCAGAAACTCGACAGTATCAAAGAAAAGCCTGCGAAGTTTTTTATGACATCTTTTGGAGATGACTACTCGGTTAAGACTCTCAAGCGGAACTGTCTATCACCCGAAGTGTTGGTTCTCAAAAAAGGAGCTGTGGTTATGTTTACAGCAAACAACCCTAACAAAGGATATGTTAATGGGACAACGGGTGTAGTTGAAAGTTGTGATGACGACACCATCCGTATCAAAACAGTTGACGGAAGGATCGTTTACCCAGAAAAACACGTTTGGAAAGCGTACAATGAGAAGAATGAAGAAAAGGCTCGGATCTCTCAAATACCATTGAAACTTGCATGGGCTGTTACAGTTCACAAGAGTCAAGGAATGTCACTCGATGAAGCGACTATAGATCTTTCAAGAGCATTTGAGTATGGTCATGGGTACGTTGCTATTAGTAGGGTTCGATCACTTAATGGTTTGCACCTTGCAGGCATTAATGAGGATGCTTTCAAGGTTAACCCAAAGGTTCTTGAACAAGATCTAATCTTCCGGGCCTCCGGTTCCTAATATGAGAGTTGTTGGAATAGATCCGGGGCTTAAGGGTGGACTAGCAACTGTTGAAAGTTCTCGTCCGGGAGAAGTAGATCTTCTCCCTATGCCAACAATCGGAGGTAAGGACTTTGACATTCAGATCATTAAGGAGTACTTAAAAAACCGCGCACCATACATGGTGATGCTCGAACAACAAATAGCATTGCCGGGACAAGGTTTGTCATCGACACTACAAACAGGAAAGGGTTTTGGAATACTCCTTGGCCTTCTTGCAGGACTTGAGATTCCTCATACTGTTATTTCTGCAAGAATGTGGCAGCACAAAATGTTTGTTGGAGTCTCCGCAAAACTAGACACCAAGGTTAAAAGTGAGATCATTGCAAAAAGACTTTTCCCACTTACTGACTTTAGGGTTTCTAGTAGGGCAAGAGTGTCTGCTGATGGACTAACTGATGCCGCGTGCATTGCAATGTATGGCGTGCAAACATTAAGCGGGAAAAAAAATACAAGTTCTGACAAGGTTACGAAACATCACCGATCTATGCCCCTGAATCCGGACATCTGTGTAGACTGTGGAGTTTTTATACCGGGAGCAGATGAGCAATGTAACAAATACTATTATGATCGTTAAAAAAATCTTACACAGTATTCTTGTGTTCCTTGGCTATAGGAGTAAGTGTTGTGGAGCAAAAGTTTATTCACCTATCGGTTGGGACAGAGAGTATTGTTCAAGGTGTGAAAAAAGAATAAGTTAATTTACCATGAAAAATAAAAGAAGTTTCTTGAGAAAGTTGGACGAGTCTATCCATGCGTTTATAACGACATGGAAACTCGGACCAAAGGAAGAACAGAATAGGCATATCGACAACCTCATCAACATGCTCGGAGCGTTTGATCCGATGACTATGTTTAAACAACAGGCAGAAAAGATATCTGCCTTTGAGAAATTTGCAGCACAAGTTGAGGCACCGTTCCACAAAATAACTGAGGAGTGGGTTAAAGGTAAGATCGAAAAAATACTTCCACCTGAAATTGCATCGTTGTATATCGACGATCGCCAAAAGGTTCCCGGTCTCAACCTCAATGTGAACAAGTTTAATGATCTCGATAACAACATATACGCTTACGATCTTAGACTCACATATTCAAACAAACCAGTTGGTAGAGCAGTACTTACGACAAAGTTCAAGGAGGGCAAGGTTGACGATATCGAGATCAACGTCAAAGAATTAGAACTTAAATAAAAAAAGCACCGGGGAGACCGGTGCTTTTTTCTTATACATATTTACTCAGTAAGGCTATGGCCTGTTTTGCTAGTTCATGAGCCTTTTTAAGATCTTGGATCATCATGTGAGATGGCGCATCAGGCTTGTCATCGTCGATTAATTCTGCCGCCCAGTTATCTGCAATACGCTTTCCATAGCACGTTTTACCGGTTGAAATTGCCCTGTGTGGGACGATATTAGCAGAAGGTATGTTATGTAGCTCTGCTAGTCTTTTAAGCAGTTTTTTGAGGGCTGCTACCTGTGCATCACTCGGGTCAGTAACATCAAAGTTTCCGGCCAAACAGATCCCGATTGATGAGTTATTTTTCCCAATAGTGTGCGCTCCTGTCTCGGTATCGACTCTCCCTTGAGTCACCTTCCCCGTCTTGTCTATGAAGTAATGATAGCCAATAAAATGGCCAAGAGAACTTTTAAAGTTCCACAACTTACGATGCCACTCATCAACCATTTCAAAAGTATGATGAGAGGTGTCTGCGAGTTTGTCCGCATCAGTGCCCCCAGTATGATGCACTATAAGATATTCTGGTTTATTCATGTCTTAGAATTTTGCTGCCGCAGCTTCAGAGTTGGAACCACCACCACTCTCCTTCGCCGCATTGCGAATAGGCTTTGTAATTACCGTCGTTGGTACACCGGTAAGTTTACCGACGGTATCAACGTAGTAGGTGGTTGCTTCTTCAACGTCTCCTGACGTTAACGAGTCTGTTCCTTTTTGTAGATCATCGAACAAAGATGTCACTGGTGTTGGGGTATACGCAAAGTTGTCACCGGTAAGCCATCCGTAGAATGACTGGAATATCTGACCAACAATAAGTGGATATGTGAGTGGACCAAAAACAAGTCTGCTCGCAAACTCTCCCGGGGAAGATTTGTACTTCTCAGGTTTCAACGACTCTGCAACAAGGTTGTAGATGAATGGCACAATGATCCAAAGAACAAGCAACCTTCTAATATGATCTTTTCTTGCTCCTCTACCATACTTAAGATTACGTGCGATATTCCAAAGGATGCGAACGTACTTTGAAGGTTGCGACTGGAACATCGTCAATGCTTTATAAAGAGATCCACCTCTCTGTATTGATGACAATGTATCAAGTTGAGATGACTCTTGTACTCGATTCGTTACGTTCTCTGCATTACGTATACCAATGTCTCGTGCCTCGGCCTCGGTTTTACCGCTTTTCTTTGCATCCATATAAGCATATCTATATGCGGCCCATGCTCCTTGATAGGTGGTCATCTTATCTGCCTGACGGATAAATACAAACATTGCCTCACGTAACGTGTTGTCCTTCCGGGTGATCTTTTTAACGTAGTCAGTTCTAAGTGCAGCCTTGATGTCTCGCTCGTAACCGTTACCAAACCTCTCTCGGAGCACCGGTGAGTTGTCGTAGAGGAAACTTGCTTTCTCTACAGGGTTCAACCAGAAACCTGATACCCCTTTAAAGAACTCAGTTGTTGGTATCTCGATCCAATAGTTCATGACACCAGTTAACTGCTTGATCCCAACGTTAGGGTTCAACCCAAGGATCGCAGCAGTGGTGTTGGTTCTCAAGGTATCTAACCATTGAACTACCTTTGCTCGATCAACTCCGTCACGAGCAAAATCGTTAAGGATCATGTCAACCTCTTTCACGTATTTGCGGCCGTGATAATCCTCTATAGTTCTACGTACTTCTTTGTCTCCAAAGATCCTTCTCATCTCATACATAGTTTCAGACCAAGCTTTGTAGTGCTCCATCTGATTAATGTGTGACGTAAGTGTAGAAAAAGCATCTCGCGGTTTTATCTCAAGGTTGCTCTTAACTCGACTCTTTAATGAGTTGTTTTTTGCAGTAGCGTACGCTTTTATTTCTTGAGCAAGTAAAACATTTTCAGGTATCGTTGTTTCAACGTTACGTGCCAACGGTGAGTAATTTTCATTGAATGGTAGATCGACTCCATATTCTTTTGAATACACCTCATTGATGCCTTTGTAATACTCTCGATAAAATTCAAGCATCTTGTCTGCCATCTTTATGTCTTTCTCTGAAAGTATTGAATAGACTCTTTCCTCAGTTGCCGGTCCCCAATTAAGACCCTCTGTAAATGTTTCTCGTAACGTTTCATCTTGTGACCACATGTACATCTGCATCGCTTCCGCAGGACTTATCTCGATCTGACGGAGTTTACCATCTGCCATAGGAACGTCCTGCAACAAGACCTTTCTTCTCATTGAGTTCAAGTGTTTATACAAAGCGGTATCTCCTTTTTTATCGTTAGAGAAACCATACACTTCTTTAATGGTTTCTGATATTCCGGCCATAACTTCGATTTCTCCACTGTTTTGTTTTGCAAAAGAATCTCTTACCATCTTTGAAAAATGTTCTGACATAAACGAGTGGTATGGATCGCTGCCGGAATCAAATTTTGAAAGAGCATCAAGAAGCTCCTCAAACCCTGCGTGTTTGATGGTAAAGAAGTCTCCTATCTTTTCAAAAGTAGTTGGCCGATCCTCAGTTCTCCTTAGACCAACATTTGCCTTTGGGTTTTTTCTATTACCGGTAACAACATCAATGATCTTATCTTTGATCTGCATTATGTTTGAATCACGGTTGAACTTTTGCAGCTCACGCTTCATTCGTCCCTCCTCTTTGATGCTTACAATATCTTGCAACACGTCCCTAAGTTCTGCTGCTGTCATGTCCTTAAGGCCAACTGTTTTGAGTTCTTGAATCTCCACCACCAGCTCTATGGGCAGCACCGCGTCAGGGTTTGCGGTTTGGAACTCTGAGATCTTGTCGGCAATAACATTCTGGGCAAGTTCATATGCTGTTGCTTTTTTGTTTCCTGCATCGCGTAGTCTTTTTGCACGAGATTCAAACTCACTTTGTAGACCTCGAATACGGTTAAGCTTTTTCTGTGCCTCGTACTCAAACTTAACGTTAGGTACTTTGTTTTTGAAACGGATCTTTGTGTCCTTAAGTTCTTTTGTTATCTCAGTTATCAATACCTGACGATCAACAAGGTCAGTTGCTTTTTGCATCCGAGCCAAAACGCTTTCAAAGTTTTTATCCGTTACCGTATTGTTGATAGCCTTTAAGAATTTTCCTCTTTGCTTGAAAGGCAAGAACGCTGCCGCGTAGTCTGCAAGCTTTACTCTTTTTGCTTGTATGGAAGCTTGTTTATCTTTTATGGTTGCAAGAACCTCTGAAAACCGAGCAGTATCTTTTTGCTTTTGGTTTTCCCTTGCTTGAGACACCTTGCTTGGTGTCCTTATAAGGATCTCACTCCCTTCTCTCTCAAGCCAATGTTTTACAGACTCAATGGCGAGATCTTTCTCTTTGCCCTTGAGTGTTTTTTCGATAAGTTCTATATACTCATCGCTACCAAAATTCAAAAGAATATCCTTTGTTGGTATAGTGTACTCTTTGGTTCCAGTCCAACCATTGTCGAGTAGTGAGTAACTTTCTATCCTGCCCGGGGTAACTTTCCCTGATCTATAAAAGTTTTTGATACCGTGCAGTTCCTTAACACCTATCTTGTGCTCCTCAAGCCATTTCACAAAATCATCTGAAAGAAGTGCTTGCCTACTCTCTGCGCTTGCACGAGATAACCATTGAAGTGTTTTACGAACCATGTTTGGATCTTCTCGTTTTGTTTCTTTTTCCTTTGGTTTCTTTGGTTCAGTTTTTTCTGCGGTTTTCTCAGCCACCTGTTCAGTCTTTTTTCTAGGGGCACCAAAAAGTTCTCGTTCGATATCTGCTCGGTTTGTTTTTTCAAAACTAATAGCTCTCTCCTCAAGAACACGCATGTAGTTCTGCATCTCTGTGGTTGCTTTTATGATCGCATTTTGATTTCTGCTTGCCCTCGCCTGTATGACTGCCTGACGTAGCTGTTGAATCTTTGTATTATCTTCAAGAGTAACAGTATCTTGGTGAGCCTTCTCGTGCACAAGAACATCTTTTATATATCGAACCGCAAGTTGGTCTATGGTTTCCCCTGCCACCATCTCATACACCTTAGATCCTTGGAGACCTTGGTGAGCAACGATCCTGCTACCAGAGGCTAGTGCTTTTATGTCCCGGACAAGGTTAGGTAAAAAAACTTCTATCTTCCCACCGTACCCAAACTGTGCAGGTCTACCGTCCGCCGATTGTGTTTCAACTATAGATACGTTGCGTGTTGGCAACTGAGCGTTCTTGATATTTTCGTCTGTTAGTTGAGTTCCAACTTCAGTGTTGATTCTCTCGACAATGGATCTTCCAAACGCCGATTGTTCCTCAGGAGTAAATTGTGCGATCGTTTGTATTGTTTTCTCTGAAACAGTGGTGTTTAAAACCTCCCTAACCTTAGTTTGAACCGGTAAAATCGCTCCTGATTCAACGTTTTCAGTAGACTCGGTACTTGGTGCCATAGGGTCGGCATTTTGTTCATTTTTAACCGGTTTTTCAAAGCCTGTATAGTCTGACGATGAGATGACTTTCTGAGACTCAGTGAGAACTCTAAGCCCCGTTTCAATCAATCCTTCCATTGTTGAATTATTTATATCAACCTGACCTCGAAAATTCTCTCCAAGACCTGACTCAAAATTGTCTAACTTAAGAGCAATATCGTTTATTCTCCCTTCTGCAAACTTTGGTTGCAACACATCCCCTTCTCCTTTATAAACGGCAGACCGTTCTATTTGACCAGTCTTAATTGCCTCATCTATAGGTAATGCCTCAGAACTCTTTACCGCATTTTCTGTGTACTTTGATGAACCTGTCGGCGAAGTAACTATATCAATAAGACCAACTGAAAGAATTGAAACTGCTGCTCCATATAAACCAGATTCAACAACACCATCCATCAGGTTTTTGTTTGTTGTGCTGTTCTGAATTATTTGTTGAACAGACTCTTGGCCAACGCCTTCAACAAAAGCAACACCAGTTAATCTCTTAAGGTACCCGCCAACAGTGCTTGCGGTGTTCTCAGAGAACAACCCAAGTTTGTTTGTAAAATAAATAAGTGCTGCGTTCATGCCAAAGGCTAGACTTGCTTTGTTAAACGCTTCATCCTTACTTTTCCCGTCCTGAAGATTCTGATCGTATACGTTACCTGCTTCCATTGCCGCCTCACTTAATGTTGCGGCAACGTTGCCGTAAGTTAGTGCTGTCTTTGTTGCGACTCCAAGTTTCATAAGTGCCCCCGAAACAGCACCACCCAGTACTGACATGTCTAGAGAGGATCCAATCCCTTGACCAAGTTTACCAAGAGTCCCTGCTTCACCTCTTTCTTTTTGAATCCTGTTTATAGTAGACTCGAAACCTGCCGACGAGTCATCAAGGAACTGTCGCACCCCGCTGTTCTCTAGCCCAAGTTTATCAAGTACTCCAACGCTAATGTCCGTTACAGATTTCATTGCACCAAAACGACCTTGAGTAATACGATCAAGGGTAGCTCTAACCGGTTCTGCATAGTACTTTGTGTATGCGTTTTGTGCTTTTTGTAGTAAAGACTTCGGTTCTTCTTTGACTTCTTCTTTTTTAGGGGCTTCCGTTTTTTTTGTGACTACCGGTTGAGATGAGTATTTTTCTTTTATCTTGTCGCGAGCAGATATTGTTGGAGTTTCCACAGTAGGAGTTTTACTCGCTACGTAGTTTTTAACAATACCTCCTGTTGTTTGGACAAGACTTTGTTTAGCCGCCGATGCGCTCGACGAGTATTTTTGTTTTATCTTGTCCCGAGCGTTCGATGTTGCCATATGTTAACTGAATATACTTGAAAATGCGCTACCTATCTGAGACCAAAATCCCGGGCTTTCTGATTCTGATACAACAGGTCTACCGTTCTTAGGATCTACCGTTACGGTATAACCAGTTTTCATTGTTCCATCAGGGTTGATGAACTGTTTATAATATGAGTCAGTGACAATTTGTTCAGGGTCACTTACAGACTTTCTACCATACACGTCGTTAATGTAACTGATAGGAAGATCATTTGAATAAGCAATGATCGCTTCATCGTAAGTCATTCCCTTAGACTTTAGATCAAGAAGCTCCGCCTTAAGTTCTGAGATCTGTGCATCGGTGAGTTTTGTGCTACTAGACTTTGAAGTTAGCTCTGCATTAAGTTTGTCTGTTTCATCTTGAGCCATAACCGGCAACATTTTTTGTAGTGCCTCCTCATATGAATCAAGTAGGGTAACCCCTCCTTGCAAGTATGCTCTTGGGAACTTAACCATAAGATCAATGGCTGCCTCCTTTTTGTTTTGTAGATCTGTTGCTGCCGCTTCAATAGATGTTATACGATCATCGACAAGTTTTCTTTCTTCATCAGTAAGAGAGATCAGTTCATTGTTTGCAAGATCAAGAAGCGTTGTGAGAGCTTTGAAACTTCTCTCGTTATCAGTATTGATAGCGGCAACAGTTGACTCCACAAGCCCCTTAGCAATATCAATGTTTCCTTTTATAACTGCCGCTGTCCCTTGTAGTGCACCAATGGTAGCGAGTCCTTGCTGTTTTAGTGTTGATTCTGCTCCGGTTATAAACTTCATTCGTGCGGGTCGATCTTTTTCATAGATAAGACCTATCTCAAGAGCTTGTTGTGCATCAACAATTTTTTGCTGTATCTCTGTATAGAGTTCAAGATTGTCCTCGATCTTGTACTTTTTAACAGCAGCATTGTAAGCGTCTACGGTATCAGTTGATCCGACAATATCATTAATTTGTTTTTTGTAAGCATCAACTTCTTTTTGTGCCTGCTCTTTTTGTCTTGTTGTCGTTTCCTGTAATTGTGCGCGTAACTGATCTATTGAGTACTGCGTTGAGTTGGTCATGTTGACCTTTGCAACATTACCAATTATTTCATTCAAAGATGAAAGTTTTGTTCCATCAATAAATTTTGTAGGTTCAGGCAAGTTGTAGCTTTTTGTTAGATCTGAACTCGTTATCGCTCCACCTGTTACAACAGGAGCGTTACCTGCATACGATGTTCCGCTTGCCGGTGTTGTAGTTGGTGTTGTCGTTGATGATGAAGAAGAAAGTTTTGAAAGCAATTTTGAATTTATATCACCATTGAGACCTTGAGATGCAAGAGACAAATACTCTTGCGTGCTGCCTATGAGACCGTTATCAACAGCGAGTTTCGCTCGTGCAGACAAAGAGCTGTCCTGCCCTTTTGATGTCAAATAGTCAACGATAGAATTTGTTGTGGACATATTATTTAAACTACAGTACCTTCATCTTTGTTCGTGTCTTTGTTTTCTTCTAACAACTCAGTCAGTACTCTTTTTTCACCTTGTAAACGGAAAAGCTCGACATTCATTTCCGACTTCTTTCTTTGAAGATTCATTTCGGTTGCCTCTAATTCTCTTAACTTTGATGAGATGTTGTTGAAAGAAGCTTGCACCTGCTCGATCTTAAGTTCTATTTCTTTTTCGGTAATTGCGGTCATGTTGACATTATACATTAAAGGTTATCCTTGCTAGTTAAGCTCTCCACAACCTCCTCTAGATCGCTAACTCTGTTCGACAACCAAGCTATTAATAAATATAGATCCTGTTTGCTTTCAAACATTCCTATCATCTGTCCAATATGAATATCTTTTGGGAGCATCCCCATGTTTGGCAGCCTCTTGTTTGGTACTACTCGATTCCTTTTTTTAACCTCGTATGAATCAACACCATCCATGGGGTCAAACGTCTCCGGGTTAAAGTCTTTGGAATCCTTTGGGTTCATTACATGTCCCCAAAGTTCTTTGTATGCAGCCTTACGGTATTGTAATGGTAAAGCGACGTCATCAACTTTTGCCTTAAGGTCTTCTTTTGTTTTTTTGTCTATAGCCATATTAAACACCTGTTGCATCAAACTGAAAATCAGAACTACCGAACTGCATCCTAAGACCTTCGGTTCCACCAGAATCGTAATAAACCATTGTTCCATCGCCTGATGGGTTTGCTGTTGATCCCGTCCAAAGAATACGTTGTGGGTAGAAGATATCAGATCCGGCTCCCTCAAAATAAAGATCTTGTGTGTACACACGGTTCCAGTAGTTGCTGCTTGAACCAAGATCATATACACCGTTTGAAGAAGATAGGATGTCACCGGTCCCTGTTATAGACTTTGCATTTTGCATCGTTAGACCGTTGTTGTTGAACAACGCTACGGGAGTTGTGCCTGATATAAAATAGACTCCATATGATGCGTTGAATGTCCAACCACTCCAAGCTCCACCTGTCGTATCAATATCAAGAGCGTATGATGACGCAGTTAAGTGAGCTGTTGCAGATCCACTTGAGTTTATAAATACAAGTTCGTCACTATCAAGATACATTCTTTTCCTTGAAGTGTCGTAAATCGCCAACTGATCGTTCACGCCATCCATCACAACCCTTGCTCCTGAACTAGATGTTTTAACCTCACCTCCAATTACGGTTAGACCTATAAGTGTTCCGGCAGTAATAACCCCCAAGTCAGTATCAATGTCAGAGAGATCACCTATTACAGACTGTACATCACCAAGCGCGCCTCCAACCTGTAGATATCCTGAAAGATCTAACGACGTCGCTATCATGTTCCCAAACTTGTCAACAGAAAAAGGAGCGGTCTCGGGATCTGTGGACCCGGCCCATATTCTGTATGTAGGATGTTGACCGTCTAGAATCACCACATCATCTTTCGCCCCCGCGATAAAGCGGGACTTAGATGCGATCGTTTCCTTTGCCTGATAGATCTTGGACCCGAAATTTTTATTCGTTACCCTATAGTCAAGAGACGCAACTTGTTCTTGGATGCTGCTTACAAGCTCAACGATCTCGTCGAACGTATACTTCTTTGGTTCTTCTACCAAAAGGTTTGCGTCTTGTTGATCTATAGCTGTTGTCATACTATTTATTGAGATCCACTTCTGATCCATCGTAAAGATAGTCTATAGCACTTATAACTGCATTACCGGTTACTGTTACAAGAGGCTCTATCCAACGAGTAGGAGCACTTTTAACGTCAAATCGGTAATACGTTTTTCCTTCCATAGCCTCTACGCTTCCATCTAATTCACCGCCGTTTGCCATGCCATATGTTGCTGTTCCTGCGTCATCATAAAAACCTGCCTTAACTATTTGTCCTGTTGTCATTGCACTAACCTCGACAACGATACCTCTTATTTTAACCGCACGCTTAAATGATCTACTGTTGAACACAAAAGTCCTTGATCCAGTTGAGGATGGTGTATCTATATTGCTTAAGAAATATACCGGAGCCGCAGTAGCATGTGCTTGAGTCACTATCAGGCTGTCAGCATATGCAGAAATGATGCCCCTGAAGTTTGTAACGGTTGTGTCTAGGTAGTTATAAAACTTACGTACCATTCCGGGGACAAACGGTGCACCGTATCTAACAATAGTCATACCGTCTGCATACACCATTGATGATGACGTTGCTGTGATCTGACACTTAAATACTTGTGAACTAACCGGGCGAACCGGAGCCATCTCACTACCGGTCCATTGACCCAAGAAGTGATTGTTCCAAGTATACAAACGGTTCTTGTATACAAACATTGCATTGACTCGATAATCAAGATAGTACTGTTCATACCATGATTCAAGTAAACCATCCCAAGAAAACATCTGCGTCAGACCGTGTACAGATCCATCAAGATTGTTGTATGGTTCCGCACATATGTAGATAAGACCGTTAAACTCGATCATTGCCGTTATGACATGATCCGGTGGAGCATCCCAAACTTGAGACGATGCTGTGGTTCCATCAAGTTTGTGTAGGTACCTACCATCAGCGATATACATTATTGATTCGTACACAAGTAGCGGGTGGGGCACCCCTGAGGTAAGAGCTGTTTGACTTTTTGTTGTTGTCCAAAAAGTTAGATCTCTTGAAGTAAGATCTAATGCTTGTTCAACAATATCCGTATCACTTGTTGTGTAAAATTTACCGTTATAAAAAACTGTATCGCTAACACCAAGGGTGTAATGATGTCCTGTATCTACTGTACCAACAAGAGTCATTGCTCCGGTTGACGTGTTGCATAGATACCAACTTCCATGATTATCAGCATCAGCATATAACCCCGCGAGAACAGGTGAGGAAGTTCCACCACCGATCCCCCAAGCTATGACGCCTGACTTTGGCAAACTTGCTGTTACCGTTGATCCTAAAACAGGAGCCTGTGACAAATATCCCGGGTATGCAAAAGAGTTCATCCCAACACTTGATGCAAGAAAGCCGCCTTCAGGGTAACTATCATATGAGTTACTTCCGGCAAGGAAGTCTCTCTTATCTACTCTGAAACTAGGTAAATCGTATCTCATACATGGTCAATAAATTTTAAAATCAACGGTAAGAAAACCATTTGAACGATACCTAACACACCGATCGCAACATAGGTAAACTTCTCAATGGACCTTACTCGATCATCAAGATCGGTATCTATTTTCTTTCGTATACTTTTTTCTTCAGTTAGGAAACCCATCAAAGCTACATTAAGATCCTTCAACTCCTGACGATCTGCCTTGTTCGATTCAAGGTAAGACATTTTATCTATTGTTGAGTCCCTTAATGTTTGAAGCTCACGAATTAAGTTCTTAAGGTTCTCATCAACCCGGATGAGAAGATCGTGGTCATTACTGTGGCATGGTTCAGTCATCGTTATTGCGGTTATATAGTTTGTCTAATTTTTCTTTCAACAGCTTGCGATCTTCCTCAACTTTTTTCTCATCCCAAGCTAACTTATACACTTCATCCATCGGTTCACCGGTCTTTGAAAAATGATAATGATGAACAACGGCACGTAAACATCTCATTGCCTGATTTGCTAATTTCATTCTCTCCCATAAAAGGTTGTCTGCCCCGACATGGTTGAAGTCAGTATCAAAAATATCTATCTTTAACTTCTTCAAAAGATCTCTCTTAATCATAAAGTGCTCACAGATATTCCCTTCATCCTCTGTTACTTCTCCGGTGTTAAACGCCATAAACCCTTTTGCATTTGACTGTGCTTGCCTTAATGCGTAGATAAGAGAGTCCGGTTCAAACTCAATATCATTTGAAGCGTAAACGATCCACTCGCCGGTTGACTTCTCAACACCTATTTTTACAGACTTTGGAACTCCAATGCGGTCAGAATTTAAAAAGAATTGTACCCCCTCAATATTCTCACCGGGCAATACACAATGTTCTCCACCATCAAGAACAACAATTATCTCAACACGATCCCGTGGGTAATTAAGGTTCTTAATTGAGTTGATACATCTTTTAAGACCTTCAGGTCTACCTAACGTTGGTATGATGAAAGACACTTTTGGCAACTGTGTATAGAATCTTAGGTCGTGTAGATACTTTGAATTATACGGTTGATATGCGAGTGCTGTTTCAAAGTGATATCGAGACGAGTGGAAATCTCCTCTTTGCCAATATGCCCAGTATAGTATCTCATGAGGAATGTGTTGATAGTATGGTTGGTAATTCGCATAAAAACCTTCGTGATCGGGGATCTGCGTTGCTGCTGCTGCATAAACAAGAGCGTGTTCACTCATCTTGTTTTTGTAATAATATTCAGCCAAGTGCATAAACGGTTCTCGTCTCCTCGGTTCGATATGGAACGCTTGAGTAAAACTCGCAATAGCGTCATCTGTTTCTCCAAGAAGTAGTTTAGCCTTCCCTATATAACAAAGAGATTCACTTCTCTCTGTGTCCCATTTTTGCATAGAAATGTGCCGCTCAAACTCTTTGATAGCAGACTTGAGATACCCGTGATAGTACAACTCCCTCGCAAAATAGTGAGAGTTCCGATCATTACTAGGATCAAGATAACAGTCATACGCAAGACCTTTAAGGTATCCACTTCGATCTGTTTCGTGGTTCTGGTAATGTTCAAGCTTAATGACCGATTCATCAAAAAACTTTCTGTTGACATCGGTTCCCTGTAAAACCTCGTGGATGATTCCTACCCACTTTAATTTTTTCCTATTATAAAATTTTGAATGGTTAAATTTAACAAGTTCATTCCCTTCAGTATCGTGACTAAAAACAAACGCATACTCAAACTGATCTACTCCTTTTTCGATCTCCTCATTGATCTTGTCGATATCAAACTTTGTATAAATTTCATCAGCATCAGGCATAGCAACAATATCAGTGTTACAAAGTCCGGCAGCATAATTACGAGCAGAAGAATAATCAAAAAGAGTGTCACCTTCTTTAACGATATTTTTTTCTCCCCCAACACAAAACTTTTTATTGATCTCATATGCTATGCCTTTCGTTATACTGACCTTAAAACGATCACCTACCTCATGAACATTACAACCTTTGTCTCGTGCAACCGTAACAGTATTATCAGATGATCCCGTATCTAGAATCACCACCTCCCCCCCTTTGCCTTGAAACTCAGATAAAGACTCCAAAAGTCTTGGTAATGTTTTTTCCTCGTTTCGTACGATGAGGCAGACTGTGAAAAGTGGTTTTGACATATTCTTATTTTTTATACATCTTCCAAGTCCAAGCGAACGCACCAAAGGTGAATACCGCTAGGAAATACAAGGTCGCCATTAAAAAAAGTGGTATCTTTTTGTACAGTCTATCTTTTGCACTGTTGATGCTTTTCAACATGTGACCGTAGAATAGGATATCTGCTTCCATTTTATCTATTATGTCCCCACCGCGCCCATAGTAAAAGTCGTGTTGTCTACAGTCTGCATTAAATAGTAGCTCCGGGGCCATACTGAAAATAGGACCTGCTCCACACCCGTTGCCGTAGCAAGCTTGTTCATCAGTGGTTAGATCGCTCCAACGTTGTTTGTTGTTCATGTTTTTAAGTAAGCATTACTGTTCTAGGGATAAAACTTGCCACTGTCGGTGCGGTTCCTGCATAGTCAAGACCGTTCCCTGAGTTGTAAAGTGCTGTCACCTCATCACTGGTAAGCACTCTACTCCACACTCCAACTTCGTCCATAAGACCGTCGTGATACAAACCATATAATGAACCTCCTCCAAACTGCATTACACCTAACGCAAAATTAGACTGTGTAACACCATTTATGCTATTAGAACCAGAATTGCCTGTTGCTACATTTACACCATTTATATATATCTTAACACCATTAGTCGTGTTGTAGTCCATTGTAAAAACAACATGATACCATGTGTTTAATGCAAAACTGCTCCACGTATACGATGTTGTAACTTCACTTCCTGACAAAAATCTAAGAATATTTGCGCCTACAAAATTAAAATCAGCATAAACCTGATTGCCATTTGAACCATTTTCTACGTTATAAGAAAATAGGTTTTTCCCGCCCGTGATGCTTTCATAATTCAGCCACATTGATATTGAAAAATCACTATCAGAAGATAAACCAATACCACCGGGATATCGCAAGTTCTCACTGTTTGTTGATTCAAAATCTGCTGCATTATTCTTTTTCCCTGTTCCGTATCCAACTGTATTATAGTCAGTTAAATTATACGAACCATGTGCATCATAACGAGTACCACTTGTCTCGTTCATTTCCCACCAACTTACCATGCTATCTCGTAACGCCATACTATTGTTATATTATCGGTATCACTTGCTTGTACCAGCCCGTGTCCACGTTCTTACTGTCTCGACTACGACAGTATGTATCTTCTCCAACTTTCATTTTTACATGAACAACGTATCCTATATTATCTTTCTCCCCCACCCACTCATGAACCTCAATGTTGAACGGTATCTTCGTTATCCATGTAAAGTCTACGTCTACCACGTACTTCTCATCGCTTGGTTTGCGTACCGTGAATGTACTGTCTGCACCGTCCACAACGTTTGTTGTTGGTGATACGAGCAGTTGGAAGTACTTTCCGTGTTTTGCAAAGTACGCTTCTTGTTTTACTTTTAATGCCAACCAGAACGTCGTAAGTACTGCATCTGCTTTTTCTCTAACTTCAGATAATATTGCCATATTAACCAAACTTAAGGGTAATAACTAAAACAGCGGTTGGTCCTGATCCGACACCATCAACGTCAACCCGTATAAGGTCTCCGGTTGCGACATCATCGTTTGACCCATTAATGACTGCCGCTGTTGCAGCATCCTTGCTATCATACTCATTAGCGTCAATAGTTATCGCAGTTGAAAGCATATCAACAAACGTATGCGCTGCTGTTGCAGATGATTGTCTCCCGCGAGCAATCATAAATGTTGGGTTGCCTGAAGTTGACGGAGCACTTAATGATGCTGCTACAGCGGTAAGATTGAGTCCGTTCAAATCTGTTGGTATGCGTATGTATGCCTTTCCATCACCTGTTGCAATGGCCGCAGACCCATCGGTTACCTGTATAGATAGAACCTTTGGAGCGGTTGGTCCTGTTGGACCAGTAATACCTTGAGGCCCAGTATTACCCGTGTAACCAGTTGGACCAATCGGTCCTGTGTACCCTGTATAACCTGTTGGACCAATAGGTCCAGTATCTCCTGTATATCCAGTTGGTCCAATAGGACCGGTATATCCGGTATACCCTGTAGGTCCAATCGGCCCCGTGTACCCGGTATACCCGGTTGGTCCGGTAGGTCCTATCGGGCCAGTGTCTCCAATATCTCCTTGTGGACCCGTATATCCAGTATATCCTGTATAACCTGTATAGCCTGTTGGCCCGGTAGGACCAGTGTCACCTTGAGACCCTGAAACTGCTATAAGGCTAAAGTTTGCATAAGCAATCGTCATGCTGTTTCCTGCCCCTGACGTAGACTTAACTCTAACGTCAACAACGTCTCCTTCAGAAAGCCCTACAACACCTGATACTGTCATGGCTCCAACATCTCCACTCGCGTTTAACTTTCTTTGAGACTGCATATCAACAAGTTCTACGTCGTTAACGAATATTGCAACCTCATATGTTTCAAGAAGTGTCCCGTAAAAACTTATTGATGCGGTTATCTTATATGCTCCTGCATTGACGACGGTTATGGTTCCGTTAACATCATCAAGCGTCATTCCGTTTGAGTTGCCATCAAGCCATCCTGTAGTCCATTTATAGTACGTAAGATCATTTGTTAGTGTTTGAGCCGTTGAGTTTGCACTTACGTACAATTCACCAAAAGAAGTGCTGCCTGCCATTCCTGCCGGTCCAGTATATCCGGTTGGTCCAGTTGGTCCAATCGGCCCTGTGTATCCAGTATAACCAGTTGGTCCAGTATCTCCCTGCAAACCAGTGTCCCCCTGAGGTCCGGTGTACCCAGTTGGACCAGTTGGCCCGATTGGACCTGTGTCACCTGTTGGCCCTGTGTCACCCACTCCAGTTGCTCCGGTATACCCTGTTGGTCCAATAGGCCCCGTGTAACCAGTAGGTCCAGTTGGCCCCGTATATCCAGTAGGTCCAGTTGATCCCGTAGGTCCAACATCACCAACCACAAGAACATTCCAATATGTCTCCCATTGAGCACCGACTCCCGGCTCTGTTGCGGCAGATGATGTATGTTCTAAAATACAAATATAGGCCGCTCCGGTTGAAGATCCATTAACACCATCACCCGGGGCATATAAAATACTGTCAACATCCCAAGTCCCTCTCCAATATTTTATTCCTGCGAGTGAAAGTGAACCGTCTCGTTTTGTCCAATTATTCTGTCCCATATGTTTATCTATAACTTCGACGTCGAGCAGCTAACGTATCTCTACGTGCTCCCGACCTGTTCTGATAAAGACTTTCCACTTCGCCCTTGTACCCGTAATCATTCCGTATGCCCGGATCTCCGTATATCAACTTTTTAAGTTCCGCTGCTTTTTTATACATCTCCTCAGCAAGTGCATAGTCATATGCCGCACCTATAGAAAGAACCCTAACAATAGGGTCCATTAAGTTTGGGACATCGTTGTTTGCGTCAAGTTCAACAAAATCTAACTGTACCCAAAGTTTAATACCGTTAACAACAGTCTCCTCAGGTGCCGGACGTATCTGAACATAGTTACCAAAAAGCTCTGCGGTTGGGTTTTGAGAATCGTCAAAAGTCCTTGTTGTATTTCCTTCTACTGCATCCTGATCTCTCTGAAGTGAAATAAAGTTTAATGGTACAAACTGGCCACCAGTAGTGTACATAGCCTCACCTTTATAGATCCTCAGCAATCGAGCAGGGATCTCGTAATCAGTGACACCGTTTTCAAAATCTTTGTAAATAATGTCACCCTCAATTTCCCAGTCTCCTTGGTTAGGAATTATCCAACCAAGTACAGTTTGATACCACCTATTAATGTTTCCGTTCAAATCAACGTCAGTATATTCGGCGTCAGTCAACTGTGGGCTAACTAAGAAACGAGCATCTTTTTGTATAGTTGAAAGTTCCATATAAATTAAGTATACGTCATTACCTATGTATCAGTCTCAATATCCCGACCGCCTACTGTGGAAGAAGGTGGTCGGTAATTGAGACGATATCTCTACGCCTGAGGTTTGATGCCTAAAGCAGAATCACGGAGAGGATTCTCCACGTTCATGTTTTCAGGTCGATCAATAGCCTCAGCTTCAGCGTTATATGAGTCAACAAGTATGTTGTAAATAGATCGTGGGACCTGTACAAGCATACCTTTCTTGATCTCAAACCTGTATCCATTTAAGGTTACAGAGCGATACGCAACGCCTTTTTTCTCACCTTGATCCAGTGGTATCCAAAAAGGCATCTTTGGCTCTTTCGACAGTTTCTCTTTTACGAGCAAAGCCTCGTCAGTCAAACCTCCACCTCCGCGCGGTGCATCCTTAATGTTTGGAATCTGAAGGTCTTTTAACTCTTGCTTTTTTTCAGCAGGTGTTGAAACAACACCTACTTCTTCTCTAGGCGCTCCGGTCAACTGCCCGGTTGGAGCGGTTGTTGTTGGAACAACTTTAGGAGTTCCGTCGCGGTTAAGCCCTTGGGCCTCATTAGCATCACCGATCTCCTTAAGACGATGCTCCTCTTGAAGATTCGCAGCAACGGAGTCAAACTCCTCATTCTTAGGTGTTTCTGGTATTGCCATTGGATCGAATTGTTTAGTGTCCATAATTTTGAGTAGGATAAAAATTCCTTTTAAAGTTCTTCACTCAGTACCTTAAACAATTAAGATAGGTGAACGATGATGACATCAACTACGATCGCGCCGATGTTGACCTCGGTTGTTGCATCGTACATGTTGTTAACATAGATGCTAACCACATCGGTAGCTGTTACTTTCGCACCAACTACTGATATCATTTTTGGTAACGCTTGAGCATTAACGAATACTGAGTCACCTGCTGCAACACCGGTAACTGCGGTAGTCTCAATGCCCTGTGCATCTGCGGCTACAGATGCCGGATCAATGGCAATCGTACCAAACTCGATCCACCCTCCTTGAACTCCGTGAAGTTCGCCTTTCTTTGTGTAAGTTCCAGTCATGAAATTAATTTAACAGTGATTAATATTGTTGATGGTGAGGGCGGTTAAGCCCTCACATCAACAACGATCATTACACGCGAGCGTGGATGATCTGTACACCAAAGTCATCATTGAGGACCTTAGCGGCAAGAGTACCCTTCCAACCAGAAGTCTCTCGCTGGTTCAATGGGTCGCTTGTACCACCAGAACCTATTGGCTTAACGATATTCTCAAGGGCATGTCCTGAGATGCGACTAATCGCATAGAAGTGCATACCGAAGATAAGCGTACCGTAGAGGTCGATACCTGCTGTACCCGCAGCGGAGTAAACCTTTGCGTTTACAGTTTCGATGAATCGAACGTTCTCGATCATACCGATCTCACCTTCCATACGAGCAGAAGGATTTGCATACAACTCAACCTTGGTCCAACCAGTCATCGCTCGTAGAGTCTTGGTTGTGTATACATGGCAGATACCAATGTAACAAGGGGCAAGAGGCATGGTGTTGTAACCGGTAGATGGGTCAACGAAAGAAGTCATCCAACGAGTGTTGTTGACCTTTAGAGTCTCAACTGCGGATGCAATATTCGTTGATGTAATCACATCACCTGCTGCAACTTCATCCTTTGCTGTGTTGCCTGAGCCTGAGTAAATAAGGTTAGTGTTAGTAACCATCACGTCTCGAATGACCTGATCGAACGTGTTACCTGCCTGATCTCCAAGGATCGTGTTTGCCTCAAGACGAACCGGATCTTCGGTTGTCATTGTCAAACGGTCAGTAAGGGTCACGAAATCTCCATACTGGTTGAGAGTAGTGTAGATTATCGTCTCAGAGAGCTTACTCCCCGCAGGGGTGACTCCTTCAACTAGAGGAGTGGTAGCAGGTGAAAGATTTGCATACCTCTTGAACTTGATTGTCATCGAGTTCCCCGTAGGAATGTCTTTAACCTGAGCGAATCGTGCATGAGTCAGAAAAGGCTGTGCACGGAATAGCAGATCCCTGCTATAAAACGAGTTGATATTCGTAATCGTACTCGTATCTGTAATTTGGCCAGTCATAATGTTTAAGTGCTAATTCAGTGGCCCGGTAATCACATTAACTTGTCCCTCCCGTCATGATCTTGTGACGTTGAGCTTCAATTTCCTGTGGAGTAGCGTTGGACCAATCACGCTTCTCTAATCCGGTTGCAGAAGGGTTATTTCCCGGAGGAATCGACGCATCTTCAACCTCTGTTTTTGTTTTTATTGTTGCGAGGTATGACTTGATGACCGGTGACTCCAAGGCTTCTTCTGGGGTAACGTTATACGCACCGGCATGACGTATAACCTCGTTTGCTGCATCCTTCGATAACTCAGGATGATCGACGCGAAAAGTAAGAGCCACACTAGGATCAACTCCTTTTTTCGCATCCTCGGTTGCTTGCTTTTGTGCATCTACCGTGGGGGTTGCCTGAGGGTTAGCAGGGTCAGGGTTTTTGCCCTTACCTTCTAGCTCTTTCACCTTATCGCGGAAATGCCTTTTCTGATGAATGGTTGTTTTTGTGGTGGCGAGATGCTTCCTAAGCTCCTCGACCTTATCCGGGTCAGCATAATCTTCATCTTTAAAGTTTAGTACAAACTCCTCACTGGTTTCGATCTCTTTGATCTGATCCTCAGTAAGGTTACTAACGTCTACTGTTTGTTTTTCTTCTTGTCCTGTCATATTTTTTATTCATTTTTTACCGAGCTTTTGTGCTCTTAAGTGTTCTTATAATTTTTTTTACACTATCTATATTTCGACATTGGTTGATCTCCTGAAGGCTGTTGTATTCGTGGCCTACTCACAACAACATCCGGGAAAATAACTAGCTCCATTTCCTCGATTGTTTCAAGAGCGTTCTGTCTAGAACAAGTTTGTAGTCCGACATTGCCTTTTGGATCTATGTCTCGCACAGATTCAAGTTGAGCAATGTAGTGTTTAAAAATTTTCTTCAACACAGCTACAGCGTTGTTCCCTGATGTCATTAGGTTTTCGAGGTGGGATATCTCCTCACTGTTTAGTTCAATTTTTTTCATGATTCAATAGTTCTCTTACTAAGCCCCGGGCGTAACCGGTGTTGGTGCAGGTGTCGATCCTGCTGCAACCGCGGTAGCGTCCGGGGTTTGCCCACCACTCGACCTATCCTGATTCGCTCCACCCTGATTTGCAGGGTTAAGCAAAGGATTAGTGGGCGTTTCATTGACTGCATTAATTTCAAGTGGAGAGTATCCTGTCTGCTCCAAAATGAGATTAATGATCTTCATTAAGCGTGGGTCCTGTAGACCTGCCGGATTCGCAAGTGCAACCTGTGTAAGTTCGGCAAGTGTTCCAAGATTCTCTTTCTTCGTATCGTTCTCTTGAGTAATAACAACCTTCAATCGGTATTTATAACTTGTGTAGTTGTTCTCCTCAACAAGAACCTGTTTCGGTCCTTTCGCAATTTGATCCTTAACCAACTCTCCGACGAGGGCTAACTGTTGAGGATCAGGCATTTCACTGTGCTCCATTATGTATCGCTTAATGACCTCATACTGATACATTTTCCTCTTTGCCGCGTAGTACACCTGAATATCATCCGCATCATCAAGAAGATCTAGAACGTGCTCTTTCGTAAGTGATTTTCCAAAGTCCTCAAGCAACCAATCATTAAATACATCCTCAATAAATAAACCTATCTCCTCTTGGACATGCACAAATAATTTGTTTGCAGTATCCAACTGTTGTGCCCCAAGTTTAAATGGAGTTCCCGATGGTAGATTTGCTCCGGTTACAACCTCATATGAGTTACAATACCGATCGGCAATATTCTCAATACGTTCCATCTCGTCCTTGTATTGAGTGAAGCCTCGTATCTCGGTCGGGATAATAGCGAGTTCAGATTTTGTCACAACAACGTCTCCGTCAATAAGATCTGTAAGAACATTTTTAAGGTGAGAGTTCTCGCGAGACTGATATAGATGCAATAAGGCAATACGTAATGAGGCAAAGAACCGGTTGGTTATCTCATTCGCTTTTTCAATAAGAGGAAAACACTGTTCGTAATTTCCAACACCAAGCCATCTGCCTTTTCGACGTCGGAAGTGAACCTCTTTATATGGGAATAGATCGCGAGTTACTTCTTTGCAGAATAAGACACATTCAGTTTTCCCCGCTCCAACTCCTGCGACAATGGCCATAACATACACAGACTCGTTGTTGTATGAGATCTTGGAATCACCACCGATTTTTTCCGTACCATACACAACTGCCTTAGCTACTTCGTTGTTATTCTTTGAAGTGTTTGTTTTATATTTTTCGTATAGGTTTCTTGGTATTTCTCCCCACACCTCATAGACGTCGTACACAGGAGTAGTCTCGTCAACGACGTTTGCAAAACTAGAGTCCATGTTGTTTGTGTCGAGATACGGAACTTTGTTTGAGGTCCTGCCGCTATTAATTAAGGTCATAACTGCCGTCCGGTCCCAAACCTTATTCCCAAGTAGTTGGCTCTGTACAAGTTGATGTCTTTCGATCACCATACCATCTTGAAGGTTCTCAACCTTAGGGTCATTCATAAGGTTAATGAGATCTACTCGTCGGACATCTGTACCCTTCTTTGTTTTTATCTTTTTCCAAACAACCGTACCAAAGTCAGGTAGATCATCTGACAATGAGTTGAGTTTCTTTCCCCAACCACTTGTTTTTGCATACACAGAATACTCTCGGCGGAGTAACCATGAAGTCATCACAGCGTTGTTACCTGTTCCTTCAGCCTTGATGTAGACATCTTTTGTGTCGATATCTATGTTCTTTGTAGCTTGATCGTTACGATAGCTTACAAGATCATAAAAATATTTTGGGTCTCCGTTTTCGTCAGTAGGTCCCGACTCAAACTGATTGTGCATATAAAAATATACACGCTTCACAATTTCGTACTGGTTAAAGTAGAGACCGGGAACGATCTCTATTTTTTTTGTAAGAAAATTATGTTGGAAATTATCAACAAGACCTGACAACGTTGTTGGGTTAAAACCATTATTAGGGTTTGCCGTCATCGAGTACCTGCTGCTGTTGTAGTTTTGATATGAAACTGTTGATTGTGAAGCCATATGTTAACGATATTTACCTTTGACTCGGTGCAAGTTTCTTTCACGCCTCTCCTCAGTTTTTGCAACATCTTCAGGATCGGCTTTTCCTCGTGAACTATACCCTCGCATCTGCCAAGCAATAGCAAGTGCAATGAGTAAGTCAAAGTGTCGAGTTGTTGATTCAGTGACAGCAATTTGCAAAGTGTCCTCTTTATTAAAACGTTTCATCTCAAGCAATATCCCCATGTCATACACATACAGTATGCCATCCTCTATTGCTTCAGATAGTTCGTACATCATCTTTGGTTTAGTTAAAGCGTTCGTTAACCAACCAAGTTTGTTTGTAGACTTTGTTTCAAGTTCTCCCTCTCGAACCTGCGTAAAAATATTTGGGTATATCGAATTTAACGTCACACAGGTTGTGAGACCGACGTTGTTGCTTTCGGGAGCGGCAATACATCCACCATACATGAGTGCCGCTTTCTTAATGTCATAGGCAAACGTCACAGGATCTACAATGTTCGATCTGTACGTCATCACAACTTCTCCTGTCGTAAAGTCTACAATGACAATGGTAGAGCTGTCACGCTTCACACCTTGAGAAACGTCTGCACCAAGACCATAGTGATGACCTTTGACGTAATGAACATAGATAATAAAATCTCCGTCGATCTGAAGCGGCTCTCGAACAAAGTCTCTCCTATGCTCCTCAACAATTTCTCCATTAAATAGCTTATTTCCTGACGTTAAAAATGCCTCATCCGGGGTAGAGGGATGCTCCTGCTTCATCTTAGACCTCTGAATTTTTTGTTCGAGGTAGTACCAATTACGGTACTCTTTGGTTATAGTGACGTCACATAATTGCTCGATCTCATCTATGTATTTATCCACAGCCGGGGGGATATCAATGTCGCCGGGAACTCGATCAGATGGGTTTTCGTACCATGCGAAGAAGTGGAACCTGTAATCTTTTATGGTTAGAGGTCTATGCAAACGCTTCGATTCCATTGCGTCTTGGCACATCTCATAAAAACGACCCTCCTCACCTTCGGCAGTAGACTCGATAAATACCAAACCATTCGCCGGGACCGCAGGCAGGGTTCCGGTTACGATCTCCTCAGCTCTTTCTGGGAACCTTGCAGAGATCTTTCCAAACTCAGTGATGAGTACCGCCTGATACGTACCTGATCGAAGGCTTGTACTGATACGGAGTAGAGATCCATTTGAAAATTCGTACTCAACTTTTGAGTCTCCGATAGTTCTTAACTTCAAAAACTCCTTTATTTGCTCCGGGAAATTGTCCCAAGCCACTTTTACCTTACGAAAGATCACACCGGTATCGCTCTGTGTTGGTCCAATGATTCCTATTTGTTTGTGTTGGTTAAAGAGTGCGTAGTCCAACAAAAAAATACAGATAAATGTTGTAAAACCAAGCTGCCGTGCCTTCAAAATAATATTTTTGTAGTGCATCTCACTCAGTATTCGTACCTGAGCATCACGTAACTTAAACTGCACAAGGTTCCCGTCCTCATTCAAAACCTTATACAGATTGTTGAGTCTCCATACCCGATCAACAAGGCGCGGATCTATCTTTTCAAGACCTACATAGTCAGTACTCGCGACCGGACAAACATAGGTTTTTGTTGTTATTGTCTCAACAGTATCAAATTCTTCAGTTCTCGTAGCAACTCCTTCTGAAACTTGGGGTGCATCAATATGTACTCGGGGTTGTGGAGTTTCTTGTTGAGGTATTTGCGCCTCACATTCACTATAAAAATCACTAGTCGCAATAGGTTGTGGAACAACAGACGTCGCCCCATTCCAAGAAAGAGTGTTGCCATTGTGTGTTTGCTTATTTAAATAATCTTGTAACTCAGACATTGTTATATTTCATCAGTGGACAACGTTCCCTTTTCAAGAGCATCGAGAACATCCTTCATATTCGTGTTCCTGTTCTCATTGACCTTGGTGTCCTTCATGTCAGTTAAGTTTTTAGCAGCAAAAATAGCAAACTGTCCCGGGTACAAACCACTCAAACCATTCTCAACAAAAAATTCCTTAATGATTCCCTCGCAGATCTGGTATGCCTTATTAAAGTCCTCGTGTTTCTTCGCCCAATTTTTAAGCGTTTTCTCACTCACACCAATACTCCGCGCAAAAGATGAAAACATCGGAGGTGGATTAGGTACCTTTCTCTCCCGATCACTCACTTCTCCGTTTTTCCAAACAATCGTATCGTACGCTACGTGATATTTTTCGTGTTCCAAAAAGAACGCAACCATCTGCACAGCTCTATCAGGCGTGTATTCACCTTTACTCAAAATACTTTTTGCAAGTTCTGTTGGGTCCCCAATATCTTTAACCGGTTCAATATCGTTCAACGATAAGTATTGTGGTGAACCAACACCTAGCTGTTGCTCTGCCACAGGCGCATCGGTTAAAACATTTCCCGGCAACTGAAAGGATGGGTGTTGAGTGACTACGGTTGAGGTAGGCTCAGGGGATGGTGGGATAGGAACTAGCGTAGGATCTTCCATAGCATCATTCTCCCTGTATATCTATACATTTGTCAAGTGCTCTTAGTTTATAATTAGAAAATATTTTTCATTTTTGTCAAATAGTTTGGATCGTTTTTTAGTAAAATTTTGAAAAAGGGGTCCCGGGGGGAAATTCACAAAACTCGGCGTCGTGCCCTATACCCCGGGTACCGGGGGGTTGATTTTCAGAATATATGTGTTCTAGTATAGGTCACAAAAAATACACATAAAGGTTGACATATAATTGACACAACAGGACCTTAAAAGCTTGCACAAGATCTCACGACCCCCCACATAAAGCAGCCACAGCCACCCTCAGGAATACACAGGGGCATTTTTAACATATATATAGTATAAATATGTTGTATGTAGTTCTTTAGTACTTTTTTGTTGTATGTAGTTCTGAGGGTTGTAAAATGTAGTAGTGCCCTTTACAAACAAATAAAACGTTTTATACAACAACACAAAAAGTGGAAAAGGCAAATGTTGTATGTAGTTCTTTAAAAAAACACACATGTTGTATTGTTTTCTTTTTGAGATCACCAAATAAAAAAAGGCTATACAAAGCCATAAAAAGCATGTTGTATGTAGTTATGTTTTTTGGTCTCGGCTTGTTTTTATGGCTTTATGTAGCCACAAAACAATCATGTTGTATGTAGTTATGGTAATAAAACTCAAAGAAGTTTCTCTATAT